GCGACAAAATTGCCACACTGAATTTCATCCAAAAATATGCCAAAATGGCTACCGATTTGAACATTCGCAGTTCCTTGAGTGTTCTTAAATTGAGGCAACAATTTGGTGATAATTTTGAGCGGATCGCACTATACAATTTTACTGCTTGAGTTTACAATTGTTTCCGTGCCATCTCGTGTAATTGCCCTTTGAAATGGTTTTACCGCAATGCTCACATATACAGGATATACACATTTTGGATGCCATTTCGTCTTTCTCTTTTTGTGATAATTTGTTGAATCTTTTAGTTGATCCAAGTTTTATATTTTCAATGTGATTTTTAGTTTTCGGTTTATTTTTGAATCTTAAACTCACAGATTTTCTATATTCTTCGGATCTAGGTGGCTGTTTTCTTTTTTCAACTATCACATTCGGATTTAACAGACAGTTTTCGTCGTGCCATTTTTTCAAATTTAGTTTGTTTACCATTTTATTACAGTATTTACATTCAAATTTTTCAGCATTTTTGAGTTTTGACTTTTCAGCTTGTAATCTTTTTTGTTCTGGAGATTTTATATCTCCACCATTGCCGCCGGGTGCCATATTGTATCCATAATTATCGTCACGAGCTTTATACTCATTTATAAAATGATCTTCAATATTATCAATAAAACATTTGTCATTAGACTGAAAAATTGTCTCTGTGATAAAATTCAATTTCCCGTATTTTTTGAATGCTCTATATAATTTCAAATGGGACCAACATTTTTGAGTTGAAGCATAAAAATGGTCTACTAACCTTTTTTCAGCAGTTTTAGACGTTTTACCGATGTAAATTTTACCATTCACGATATTAGTTATTCTGTATATGGTATAAATATTGGTGCTGGTCATAATGTTCTCCTTGAATGTTGTTGAAATGATCAGGGCCTGTGGGTATTATCAGTACCGCGACAGGCATTTCTTATTATTTATCAACGAATTATAATAGTCATTGACATAAAATATCATAGCATGTATAATTATTAATAATTTGAATAAGGTTAGGTACAGCACCTAAACAATCTGCCAAAAAACTGCTAAGACAAGAATCTTAGCACTAACCTGAAAGGTACATTATGAAATTTGCACAAGCTATTCAAACACCTTCTGCAACAACTACCACAAATGGTATGGTTGCTCTTGAACACACAGGACATGCATTAGTTGATTTGTTTTTCAGTATTGGTGCATCAAGAAATGACATGCTTGGGCTGCAACAAAAGTTTGCAGTGGCACTGGCTGAAGATAAAGGCATTGCAACTAAAATGCTATTCTGGGCAAGGGATGTGCGAGCTGGGGCAGGAGAACGAGATGTATTTCGTAACTTACTGATTGCATTGGAGCAACATGATGTTGATGCAGTAGTTGCTAACATTGATAACATTCCATTCTACGGACGATGGGATGATGGTTGGTGTTTGCAAACGCCTAAAGCTAAAGACGCTTGGATGCAGTTGATTAAAGACACTCTGTTCAACCAAACAGATGGGTTTAAACTCTGTGCTAAATGGCAACCCAGAAAAGGCCCTAACGCCGTTGCTCTGCGTAAATTTATGGGACTATCACCAAAGGCTTATCGAAAACTTTTGGTGAATTCTACTGATGTTGTTGAAACAAAGATGTGTTCCCAAGATTGGAACAACATCAATTATAGTCATGTGCCATCAGTTGCTGCTAAGAGATATCAAAAAGCATTCAATAACCATGATCCGGCGGGATACTCTAAATACAGGGATGCCTTGGCGTCATTTGACGGATCAGCAAAGATCAATGCAAGCGCAATCTTTCCGCATGACGTAGTTGTTGGCATCAGACGTGGCGATCAGGCAGTGGGACAAGCACAATGGGATGCTTTGCCTAATTATTTGGGTGATAATTACATCTTACCTGTGGTGGACACTTCAGGATCAATGTCAGGTGCTACAGCAGGTAATTCGTCTGTCACTTGCATGGATGTAGCATTGTCTTTGGGTCTCTATATCGCAAATAAACAGGAAGGTGCTTTTCATAAAGTGTTCTGCACGTTCTCATGTAAGCCTGAACTTCAAGTATTGAAGTCAGTTGCAATTGCAGATCAGATGAAGGAAATGAAGTCTGCCTCATGGGGAATGAATACCAATCTTGAAGCCACATTTGATCTAATCCTGAAAAAGGCGACTGAGAACAAAGTTCCGCCAGAAGAAATGCCTAAATACATTGTCATTTTGAGTGACATGCAGTTTGACTCTTGTGTTAAAGAACCATCTGATTCTGCAATGAGTATGATTCATAGGACATACTCATTAGCAGGATATGAAGTGCCAAATGTGGTGTTTTGGAATCTAAACAACCGACACAATGCACCCACAAAATTTACTGAAGCCGGAACAGCTTTGATTAGTGGCTTCAGTCCAAGTATTCTCAAGTCTGTATTGTCTTGTGAATCTTTGCGTCCTGATGATGTGATGTTCAATACACTCAATGATGAACGCTATAATCGTGTAGTTATTTAAAGGAGAAATAAAATGGCAAAGGTATATAAGTTTGAAGTCTATGATGATGAAGATGACACCAAAGTTACAGTGGAGTTTGCAACTGATCAAGATGCGTGGTCAGGATATAATGGTCCAGTATATAACTTCTTCAACTTCCTAAAAGGTCAAGGATATGTGTTTGGTGACAATTCCATGATCGGCGTTATGCGAGCTGACGACGAATTTGTTCCGGCAGTTGATGATCTATGAAACCCACAGTATATATCAAGACCCCAATGGGGTTGGAGTATTATAGTGCAGTTCAACATGAATTCTTTGCAGCTAAAGCTAAAGATACTTTAGATGAGTTTCGAAAGACTTGTCTAAAGGAGCGGTTTAAGGTTGAAGCTGACTTAGAATTCTTGTTAGACGATCCTGAAGTGTGCAAAATGCACAAGATGGATTCAGAGGATGAAATGGGCTGGCAACTTTATCATGAGATGTCGGATAGGTTTTCAACACTGAATCATTTTAGTAATCGGATGAAATGACATGGTAAGAAAGCGCAAAGTTACATTAGAGAAGTATGAAGTGGTTGCCACTAAAGATGTGTATTATGGTTATCCTGCTAAGGATGCAGTTATTAAGGAGATTGACGGAGATCAGTACATTGAAGTCATTGATTCTATAGTGCATCCTAAGGTCAGTTACATTAAGCTCAATAATTTGAGCCGCATTGGTGATATTACATTCGATGTGGAGGTTTAATGTTTCTAACACCGACTACATTTCAAGAAAAGATTGAAGATGAAGTATGGATGAAAGACTGTACATACATTGAGGCAATCATGACTTTTTGCAAAGACAATGAGACCGATTTTGAGGACATTGCCAAACTAATCACAAGCAACCTCAAAGATAAGATTCGTCTTGATGCCATGAATGAGGGTCTAATGAAAAGGGAAGCTCAACTTCCTATTTGACATGAATGGATACAAGTTTTATGAAATTTACTCAACATTGAAACTTCACTTTACGACACCATATGATCTTTTTAAGTATGCAAGAAAAACCAAAACTATAAATAAAGCATCATATGAGAAAAGGAAAGAAAAGCTAAGGTTTGAGTATTGGAGTAATCATTTTGCATCAGAAAAGAAGGCAGGTCAGTTTTGCATGGCCAACTTTCTATATAATGATATAGGATGGTTTTATCAAGCATATGCACAGGCAGAGGAAGTTTTCCTAAAATGGAAAGCTTTAACTGAAAACCTAAAATCATCTACACAGAATGCCGTCATTTTACTTAAGAAAACGCTGGAAGAAAAACAAGTCAACTATGAATATCTTATTCACAAGACTCCAAAAGGTAACAGACCTCCTCTACTACAATTATTCCTTGCAGGACAGCTTAGCAAAGAGCATCTTGCTATTCTTGATGCTCTTGGTCATCCTTTTCTAGACGCTTGGCAAGAGCAATATGAGATTGATCCTTTCATCTCAGATCAAATTTTCTTGATCAAAAAATATCAACCGTTTATAATTAACATGTCAAACAAAGACACATTTTTTGAAATACTAAAGGAGCTTGAAATCAAATGAGCAATGATGGGCTTGAGTATGTGAAGCCTACTAAGATTCGTAAAGATCGTAAGACCCACTTTCACAAGCAACGGTTTGACGATGATGAACCTAACACAATGAAGAAGGCAGGTAAGAAACAACATGGTAGGATGTTTCCTGACAATGATTGTGAATTAGATTACGATGATGAACATCCTTATGCAAATTTTGATGATTGGAAGAAGTATCTAAAATAATGAGAGCAGTTTTAATCAATCCTTCAAAAGAATACATTCAGTTGGTGAATGAATTCATTAATAACGATTGTTGTAACCTTAATAATTATGAAGGATCATTTCATTTCACTGAAGCAGACTATTTTAAGTATGTTTTGGTCAAAGAATTCAGTGAGTGGTTAAGAAATCACAAAAACATTAGAATTAGAATCTTACTTAATTACAACCTTAGTTATGTCGTACGAGTATTTGATTCATTCTCAATAATGATTTTGAAGGATTGAGGTAAATAGAATTATGAGTAGTTCATTTGTTATGGCAACAAAAACACGTATCAATTTTGTATCTTAACAAAAAAGTATTACTATGATTGAACTTTTAACTGAAAGACTTAAATTGAAAAATAAAACATACTATGACAAGTATGTTGAAGTTATAACAAATAATGCAAAATCTATTAAAGGTGATGGATATGAAATACATCACATTCTTCCAAAATCAGTATTTCCCGAATATACAAAATGTAAAGAAAATTTGGTGATTTTATCTGCAGAGGATCATTATAGGGCACATGAATATTTGGCATTAGCATTTGATAATAAACAAATGTGGTATGCTTTTAATATGATGAAAAATACAAGATCTAATAACAATGCCATTACTGATGAGGAATATCATCAATTTAAGATAAATTTGTCTGAAGCATTTAGACAAGCGGTAAAAAACAATCCTAATTCAAAGTTTGGAAATGTTGATTTTTCCAAAGAAATGATTCAACGAAGATGGAATGATCCAGAACAAAGAATTAAGCAAAGTGTGTTCATGAAGGTAAATAATCCAATGAACAATTCTGACAGTAGAGAAAAATTGTCTAACAGTAAAAAGGGAAAATCAAATCCATGGATGATAGGTGATAAGAATGTAATGAAAAGACCTGAAGTTTCAATTAAATTCAAAGGTGAAAATAATCCAAACTATATTGGATCAATGGTAAATGAACAAACAAAAGCAAAATTTAATTTAGGAGAATTTATTAATTTCACAAAAATTGCATTTAATACAAATGGATAT